TCATTGCCAAGTCGATGTAAAAACGCCAAATATTATCATCGTCCACCATTGCAAGTTGGCAGATGGAAGAATCAATTTCCACATAAATCGTGTTTGTCTTGTCTCCCAAGTCATACCAGTATGTCGAACCATTTACAATCGTGCGCTTCAACATTTCAGGATAGATTTCCTTTACCGAAGCGTCACGAATCAGTTTCGCCGCCTCTTGAAATCTGTCTTTTATTGTAGTCTTGTTTTTTTTGACTTCTGCCGGATAAACAACATAATCAAACGAAAGCAAGTGTGATAGATAATCGACTATGTTCCCGTATGATGGGCTATTCGCAAAAAGCCAGTTTGACACGTCACGTAGTTTTTTATAACTTGCGTATGGGTCTTTGAGCAAATTTGTGATTTGTTCGTTCGTATAAGAAGTGGAGGTACGAGAAGATGATTGCCATAATGGGAATATTGCGCTTTTGGCGTATGCCCGAGGTATGCAAAAGTCTTCTAATACTGGCTTCTTTTTTTGTTCATCCAATCAATTCGCCTCCTTTCTAATACATAACGAAGTCCATCCAGTTAACGACTCGTTGTTTGCCACTTCTTTTTAAGACATCATCATGTCTCATTTGATATAAGTAATGCCCAAGCATTGCCAGCACGAACGCGCGATCGTCATGCATTTGCCTTTCCTTGTCTTTTGGTAAAGCATACCTCTTTGAAGTTTTTTCTGGATTTTCAAATTTGAATATTGAAGTTATTTCTGTTTTCATAAGATCAATATTCATCAAGGCAACTTCTTCTTCAATAGAAAGAGGCCGATTTTTTATTGTAACAACGCCATCTTTTTCTTCTTGAATAGGAATAAATCCACGTCCATCGTATTCTTTTGTAAACTTAATAAGATCAAGTTGCATTAATTCAACCAGTTCATCAAACATGACTGTTCTCATCCTCTGTGGAACAATCAATTTTAACACATCACTTGCATGAGGATATTTAGGGCCATATTCGGCATATGCTTCATATGTTGTATCCAAAAATCCTTTATGGCTGAGTCCTTTTTTATCAGTCCACTGATCAAGCATATTGTCTGCATACGCAGAAATGCCGCCACCACCAGCCCCGCTATCAATTAAAACAACATAAATATTTTGATAATCAGGAGCATGCCCATTATAAGCGACGATAGACTCTTTTAATGCCTTAATTTGTTCTGGAGAAGACATTTTATAGCCTTTTTTATTACCGATTTCAACAAAATTCGTACAGTTGACAATCTCCCCATAAAACCCAATATTTTTATCTTCTATAATTCTCATTACACCAAGAATACTATTGTCCATAGAACGTGCGGGATCAAACGCAATTGCATATTTACATCCCGGAAGTGCTTCAAGTTCCGGCAAAAGCAATGTTTCATTTCTACGAATCATGCTCCATTTCACAACTTGATTTTCGCCAAAATCCTTTTGAAATTTATTATAATATTCACGCAATGCTTTTTCTTTATTTGCTCTCATCGCAGAGTCAACTTTTGATTTCTGCAATAATGGGGGATGTGGTTCTCCGTCCATAATTGGTTCTATCGGAATATCACATGGAATATCACAGGCAAAATATCGGGTGTCTCCCGCAATCATTCTTTTAGCAAAATCTTTATATTTCCGCCAAAAGGTAGTATCAACATCGCTTGCAGAAGAAGCATAAATAAGTTGTGTCGGGCATTTTTTGCGTAATGTTTTAACATTAAAATCTTGGCTGGTAGACGTAATAAAGTTTGAATCCTGTGTTGCAAAGGCTTCTGAAATTGAAATTAATTCATCAGATGAAAACCCCGCCTCATCAAAAAAAACCAAAGTTGATCTTTTTGAGCGGTTATTGTCTGGATTCCCATTTAGTGTCATTATTTCGCTTCCATTATAAAACTCAACTCTGAATCCAGTTTGAGCATGAACAAACCCGGTTCGACATGCCGGAGACTTTACTGTTTCTCCTGCGGCAATATCTTTTAATGAAGCAATCGAACTTGACGTTTTCCCTATCCTCAAAATTATTTCTTCTATTTTTGAAAATGTTTCTTGCGCCTGAGAACCAACCGATGAAATAATATAAATAGCCTGATTTTCATATAAAAGAGCCTTTAAAAGTATCAAAATACTGCCCAAAAAACTTTTTCCACTATTTCTCGAACAGCACCATAATGAGTATGGAGCATTCCAACTTTGATTAAGAATATATTTTTGATAGTCAAGCAACTTTATTCCAAGAAGAATTTCACACGCCATCACCGGGTTTCTTCTTAAAAACTTAATAAGCCTTGCGTTTTGCTCGTATAACCTATATTTGCGGGTGCTTAAAACCATCTTATTTCTAGCCATTTAATCACCCACTTCTTTTTGCTGTAGTTCAAGTTCCTGAATTTTCTTATGAAGAATTCTATTTTCTTCTTCTAAATCGGCGATTCTTTCCGAGTGTTCTTGAACCAATTCTCTTTGCGTATTAATTATGTCAATATAATCATTTTCGTCAAAACTAAGTTGATCGAGCAAACTTTTATTTGAAACATCTGCGCAAACCTTCATGCCATATGCTTTTAATTGATCATAATAATCAACTTCTGCATCGTCAAAATTTAACTCTCTATACTGTTTGAGCATATATGTTAAAGTTGACCGCCCGGCAGACTTATCTCCACGATTCTTTACAGAAATCGCATTTTCCTTCGCTAACTTATCATTGTTTGAAACAATCTTTTGTTTTATCTCAGATAAATCACGAATCAATTTTGGATCTGTTTTTAAGTCGCCGTTTGAAATTGCATCATCGATTTTCCGAATCTGATTATTGTTTTGAACAATCTGAATTACAACAGACAATTTGAAACTATCTTCAAGTGTTTCTTCGTCTAAATATGAAATCAAATCATTGTATAAATATTTTTGGTCATCTTTTGTTGCGCTTCCAAAAACATCATATCCAACCATCTTGATTACGTCTTGTCTAACTATTTCAAGTTCAGACGCCGACTGTTCTTTCTGAACCGTTTCCGGCTTTGGTTGCTTCGGCTTCGATGTAACCGCTGTCTGTGTCGTTCTTCGATTCAGGCTTCTCTTCGGCAAATGATTCACTCCCTTTCTATTCTAATTGACACTCCCCATGCCTAAAGGCAGGGGATTCTTGTTTCACTGGACACCGCCAGCACGAATGTGCTGGTCTTACATGTCCTCCACAAGCCTCACTTCCTGTGTGTCCCACAGTACGGTTATTGACACATCTTACGCCGTCAGCTGCAATCCCTTTACCAGGATGTTCTTGGCAGCATTCTCGTCGCGATCATGGTTTGCGCCACAGGCTGGACAAATCCATCGCCTGACGCCCAAATCCTTGACGGCTGGATTCTGATGACCACAGCTGCTGCAAGTTTGACTGCTGGGATAGAACGTGTTGATTTGCACCAGTTCCTTCCCGTACCAGTCACATTTGTACGACAGCTGTCTGATGACTTCACCCCAGGCCGCATCATGGATGGCCTTGGCCAACTTGCGGTTCCTGACCATGTTTTTGATCTTCAGGGTTTCCACCGCAATCAAATCATGGTCTCTCACCAGCCGTGTAGTTAGTTTGTGGCAGGCATCCCGTCGTTGGTTCTGAATCCGCTCATGCAGTATGGCCACTTTGACATTGGCCTTCTGGCGGTTCCTGCTGCCCTTTTGTTTTCGGGACAGCCTCCGCTGGGCCTTCGCCAATGACTTCTGGGCCTTGCTGTAGAATTTGGGGTTCGGGATGTGTTGTCCATCCGAGGTGACAGCCAATTCCTTGATCCCCAGGTCGATGCCGACGGATCGGCCAGTCTTTTTATAGGGTTCTGCCGTCACCTCCAGACATAGGATGGACACATGGTATTTGCCGCTTGGTCCCTGGGAAACAGTCATGGAAACGGGGCGGCCTTGAATCGGTCTGGAAATCTCACAGGCCACCCGTCCCAGTTTGGGCAGATGGATGGCATTATCCAGCACACGGATGTTCATTTTGCTGGTGAAGGCCTTGCGGCCCCCATGTTTGCTTTTGAACTTTGGGAAGCCGACCTTCTGGCCTTTTTTGAGGCCGCCAAAGAATCGGGAGAAAGCCGCATCCATATGCTTCAGGGATGTCTGCAGGGCGGTGGAATCGACTTCCCGCAACCAGTCCAATTGTCTTTTGAGCTGGGTAAGGTCTTTGGAGCAGGCGTTGTAGTTCAGAGTCTGTTTGGTCTGCTGGTAGTGCTGTTGCCTTAATGCCAGGTAGTGATTGTAGACAAACCGTGTGCAGCCAAAGGTTTTTTGGATGAGAATCTGCTGCTCTTTATTGGGATAGAGCCTGAACCGATAGGCCTTTTCCACGGACATCACC